TTGCGTTTGCTAATTTTTCATTTTGTTTTTTCATAGCCTTTTATACCTCTTTTTTATCGATTTGGAAATCTATTTTTAAGTTGAGCAGATAAAACTGTCTTTTCTAGTGAAGTATTTGCTCTTAATTTAGCTAAATCTTCATTTTGTTGTAGTTTTTGACTATCTGTCGACTGATTCATCATGGCTTTCATCTTATCAAGATTGATTCTTTCATTGCTCTCTTGTCTTTTTCTATCATTTTCTTGAGCCTGAAGATCTAATTCTCTAGATTTAAGTTTAGCAATAGGGTCATTATCAAATTGTGACGTAATTTTCTTTTCTTCATTCAAAAATTCTTCCATCATCTCAGCAATTAAGACTGCTTTTCTTGATTCAACTTTTTCCGTAAGCATTCTTACTTGAATTTGCATTTGTGGGTTTTGCATTGCTTGTGGATTTTGTTGCATCTGTTGTAATTGTTGAATTTCATTTCTAAATTCTATTTCAACTTGTTCTTGTGACATTAAAGAAATGTGTTCAAAACAATTTTTTTCTAATGAAGCCATAATTACAGGAGCATTTCTTGCCATGTTAGTTGCCATAAAATTTAAATGTGCAGTTATATGTGCTCTATGATCTTGTCCTGGGAAAGCTTGGAATGGTTTCCCTGCGAGAGCATCAATGTGTTCTAGCGCAGGGTCCTTTGGTGTGGGTTGATCTGGTTTTATTAAAATTCTATCGATATCTCTAATACCTAATGCTGAATACATAGTTCTATAAACTTCATACATGTTATGGATTCCAGGATTAGCCATTGCAAGTTGTAGTTCTGTTTGTGCAATAGATATTCTTTGTGTTTGTGAAAATATATTTGGATCAGCAACTGGAATGATATCTACTTTATCATCAAAATCTGCTTGTTTAATTGTTCTTTGTCCACCAACAACATCATATGGATATTCTGGAGGTAAATATAATTTAAATACGTTTGCTAATAATTTAAATTCTTCTTTCATTGAGGCATATATTCTTTTGTGAATTGCAGACATTGTTCTGCTTCCTCTTTCCAGCAAAGCCACGGTCGTGCCCACTGCTGCTTGCTGATTCCCATCCCCTACTTGCATGTCCGCTATCGAAGCAAAGCGTTGACCTGCTTGAACCACGACCCCCATTAAAGCTAATAAAGTTTGCGAAGGTTCTTTGTATGGTAAAGTCATAAATGCATCTTTTAAATTTCCTCCAGGTGCATCTACGTCTCTCCATTCACCCGGTTGAATAGATTGAGCGTCATCTCTAATTCTAATTCCTCTTTGTTTAAATCCTGCTGGTAAATTAGATAATGTTCCTGCATCTAATAATTGTCTTAAAGCTTGAGTTGCAGTACGTGACAATCCACCAATCATTTGAATTAGACCATTACCATAGAAACCAAATCCTGGTAAAAATTTAAAGTGTACAAAGTAATTAATTTTTTTCTTTAATGGATCTGCTTGATTATAATTTCTTCTAATAGATAAAACTTCTCTAGATCCTTCTTCAATAGTTACAATATATGGAAGTTTAATTCCTGTGGGCTCACCAGTCTGTGGATTCATATCTTCAAATCCTTCCAGATCTAAATTAACATGGCATTCATAAAGTGTAAAAACATCTTCATTTTGACCACTCATAGTCACACCTTCTAATTGTCTTTCTTTAGATTTAACATCACCGTCTTGTGTTAAATCATCAGAAGCTTCTAATTCTATATCTCTATAAAAACCTGATATCTGTTGTTTACGTAATTCATTTTCTGAAATTTTAATTACATGAACAACTGCTTCTGCATCATCAATACTATTCGCTGTGTATGGAACAACAATGTCTTGAGCTTGAATAAATTTTGATACTGCTCTTCCAAGAATTTCATCGTAATAAACTTTTTTAAAAGTAGAACCAGATAATGGTAAGTAAAATAACATTTGATCAAATTCAGGTTCATATTCTTTCATGATGTCCATAATTTGATAATTCATAAATTCAGAAACTCTATCTGCTTGATCTTGAATCTCTGGAGTGTCTAATCCAATTACTTGAGTTCGCACCGGTCCTTCTGCTGGTAATAATTCTTTGTAAGCTAAAGCTTGAAACTGAGTTACTGCTTCTGCTAAAACTGGATGAGTTGCACTTGATGCACCTTGAAATGGTTCTGTTCTTGATTCGTATTTAAATCCTAATAAATCTAATCCTTGAGTATAAGCTTTTTCCCAATCAGCTCTTGAGTCTTTGTAAGATTGTGTGTCTTGATAAAGTTCTGAACCTAATCTTCCAAGTTCTTGCTCATCAACAACTTCGGCAAGGTTTGCTCCAAACTCTGTACCTGCTGATAAATTTTTCTTTGGATCAAAATCTATATCAACACTACCGTCTTCATTTTCTGTAAGTTCAGTTGGTCCCGCAGGAGTTTCTTCAACAGATTGTGCAATCTGTTCTACTTCTAATTCTCCCGGTGTTAATTGATCAGCTACGTTTGGTAGCGACTTGTCTATTTCTGCCATTTATTTTTTTCTCCGATTTTATTGTTGTAACAGTATTATACTTAATATTCAAGCCCTGTGGATTTGGCCCTCTTAAAGGTGGTATTGTTGTTGTTAATTTTTTAGTCATTAATTTAAACCTTCTTTTCCTTTTTCAATACTTTCAACACCCATTGGTTTCCAATCTTCTCTTTTTAAAAATGTTCTTGTTTTAGAATCAAAAGTATCAAATGTTTCTCTTGTTCCTCGTCCTGTTTCAGGATCAATTCTTACACTATGTATAAATCTACCTTTCATATTATTTCTTTGAGGGTCCATAATAATAAAAGCATCATTTAATGGATCTTCCATTGGAAAAATATTTTTAGGAAGATTTTCAAATTTTAAATTTGGGTCTATAACTTTATCTAAAGCGTTTGCTATATCATCAACAGTGTCATAAGCATGTTTATCTGCATATATTTTCATTTCATCTAGTGTGTTATGATATTCTTTTGGTAAATTTTCTTTTGCTTTTTTAATTGCTTCTAGAACAGTTGTATGTTTATTTTGATTAGGAATATTTACATAAGGAGTTAATGCTTCTTCGGTTGCTTTTGTAATTCCATTAAATCTAGCTGTATTACCAAGTATATGTGTACTATTTTTTATATCTAATAAACTATCAGAAATTTTTCTTAACATTTTTAAAAAATTAGCACCCCCTCCTCCTGCAAAATTAACTCTTCCACCGAATGCTAAATTTAAAACTCCTTCTCTAAGTGTAGAATCTCCTTTAACTAAAGTTGGAATATATAAGTCGTCTTTAGTTTCTTCTGGAGCATTTGTATTTTGATTGTATGCTACTTTTTTTTCTTCGTCAGTGTAATTCGGACTAATTACAATAGGTCCTAAAAATAATGGTTTTTTTGGAACAGAAAGTTTAATTTCTTTTTTTTCATATTCTTCTTTTATTTTAGGATCTTGAAAAATATTTTTATATAAATCTTTTTTAATCTGTTCTTCTTGTTGTTGCATAATATTATTTTCACCAGGAACTGTAGTTTCACTAATATCAGGGGAAGGATATAACTCTGCCATTTTTTTTCTTGTTTGTAAATTAACAAGATTATCAATTGTTTCTTTAGTAGTTTGTTTTTCTGCTGCTTTTGTAGAAAGCATTTCAGTAACTTGAAATGGAGCTATATTAAATAATTCATTAAAAAATTTACTTTGTAAACCTTGTTTACCACCAACTTGATCAAAACTATCAATTCCTTCAGGTGGTTGTTCTTTATATTTAATTGCATTTTCAAATAATGTTTTTTGCATTAATGGACCTGCCGCAATAATTTGTGTTCCAAAATTTAAAACATCATCTACAGCTCCTTTAATTGCACCATATTTAAGAGCATTTGAAATTGAAAGACCTTTTTCTTCCATTTGTTCAGAATTTAATAATGCTCCTAATGCAAGATTAAAAGGAAGACCTGTTGCTTTTGCTATATTTGAAGAATTTTTAATTATAGAATTTACTGCTGGAGATCCTGCTTCAACTAAATTATTAAATATTTTACTATCTATTATACTTCGCATACCAGGAATAAGTTCAGCGGATAATCCTTTTTGTTTTAAAACTCCTTTTAATAAAGTATCGGCCTCTTTAGTTTTATCTTTAGAATAATTAATAATTGTTTTTTGAAGATCTTTATCTAATTTTTCAAAATTGTAATGATTTAATCCATCATTGATAATAAAATTATTAATAGCTAATTTTGCTTTTTTAAAAGTAGAATCAGTTAAAGATATATTTGGATGAAAAGGAGTAATTTCATTTTTAACTATTTTATATTTAGTTAAAGGAATTCCATATTGTTTTTCTGCTTTTGTAACAAGATCATTTATAGTCTCTATATATTCTTTTGCTTTTGTAGGTTCTGATTGTTTTGCTATTTCAATTAAATTAGTTATTCTTCTATCAAAGCTATTTGATTTAACTATTCTATTAGTGTAACTATCCATTGCTAATACTTTATCTAAAGTTTCATAATCACCTATTTTACCAGCCCTTGCTATTCCGCCTACATGTTCTACTCCAAATTTAACTTGTCCTTCAAAAAGTTTATTGATTGGATCAACTCCTACTTGTTTTGCATATCTATAATAAGCCGCTTCACTATTAATAGGTGTATTATTAATAGGGTTTATTTTTGGTATTACACCTTCTTGTTGAGCTTTTTTTAATAATTCTTGTGTTGTGAGATTATAATTTCTTGCCATTCTATCAAAAGAAATTCCTTCTCCTTTTGCAGGTCTCTCTGGTATATTTAAAGATGCTCTTATTTTCTTTTTTAAAAATATATCTCTTCCATAATCACCTGCTTTAGTTATTTCTCTTTCATTAATATTTGGTAAATCTAATACTTTAGATCCCATTGGTAATGGATTTTTTGGATTATATGTTGTCGTTATCTTAACGTAATCTGGATGTTTTTTTTCTATAAAATCAATAAGTTCATTTTTAAATTGTTCAGGGGCACCTATTTTATTATTTTGATATTGGTTTAAATATTTTTGTTTATTATTTTTAATAAACAAATCTACATCTTTTAAAACTTGTTCTTGTTTTTTAACATTTTTAGCTAAATTATCATCATATAGTTTTACAAAATTTTCATTTTTTCTAATTTTAGAACTAATTGCATTATTTAATATAGATATATTATCTTCTGTAATTCCAATTTTATTATAAAATTTTTTATTATCTTTATAAAGATCTTTTCCAATATCCGGTAGTGTTTTTCCTTTTTTTAAATCAACTTCAAGTTTTTCATTATTATAAAATGGTAAATATTTACCTTTTGCCTCTTGTGCAGAAAAACCTTTTTCTGTCATTCCAACAGGGAGATCTACTTCTAATTCATTTGCTATTTTATTCACAAGGCTATCTTTACCTGTTCTTGTTCTGCCATAACCCTCTCTTCTTAAAAGATCTATAATTTGTGTTTTATTATATTTACCACTTTCAACTAATTCTTTAATCCTAGCAATTTTTTCAGGATCTCCTCCTCCCGCTAATTTAATTCTTCCACCATCTGCTAACTCTAATATTCTATCTTGTGGTGCTACAACCATATCCGATTGAACTTCAGTTTGATAATCAGTCTCTGGCTGCTCGATTCTCGTTGCTGGTAGCTGGTAACGGGATCTTGCTAATTCAATATCTTGGGTAGTAGTTGGTTTTCTAGTGAGATAATCAAGTACCTCTTTTCTTTTATAGTTACTCATTTATTCTCCTACTAAGTAACCAAGGCCGCCTTTAGCAAATTTATATTCACCTCTTAACATTACATTGCCTTGATCATCATATCTTAAATTAATATTTTTATTTTTATCAGGGGCGTATTCGATGCCTACAGAATAAGGGTTAACTTTCATTACATCTTTAAAAGTTTCTTTGTAATTATATTGAGGTACATCAATATTTACTTTTGATTTGCTTCTTATATCTCCAATATCACCTAATAAAGATATACCAGTATTTGGAACATTATATTTTCCTCTTACAGTAAAGTCTCTATCTGCTGTATTAATTTTAACATAAGGATCTGGAGTAGATTGTCCAGATCTCATATTTCCAAGTATACCTAATTCAAGGTTGCCAAATTTAACTGGATATTTGTCCATGTTATCTGGGGCTTTATCGTGGCTATCTAAAGTTATGCTAGGTGCGCCATCACTTCCTTCTGCATAACCAATTCTTCCACCGGTTGCATTTGGTTTTCTTCCGGTAACATCAAAGTCAGATAATATTTCTTTTTGATTTAAATCATCTGTTAAATTAAAAATTCGATTGTAAAGTTCAGGATGATCTCGTTTTAATAACAATGCCATCTTTTCAATATTTTCTGAATTAGTTACATCCACCATTCCTTGTTCATTTTTTATAAACATTGATTTGTCATAAGTATTTAAAACTTCATTCATTTTTTGTTCTAAAACTTGTGGAGGTACATTTTTAGGTGATACCTTAGGTAATCTATTAACTGAAGTTATATAATCATATGCTTCCGAATATAAATCACTTTGTTTATCTCCAGATATATCATCAAAAACTTTTCCATATTTTTGTTCTGCCATAACATTTGCTAATTCACTAGCTGCTGTTTTAGGTTGATCGTAATTTGGAAATATTTCATCAGCTGCCTTTGCTGCTGTTCTATATCTATTTTGTACTTCTTCAAATGTAGTAACAGGTTTTACTGGTTCTATATTAACTTTACCAGTTTTAATAAAATCTAATGTTTGTTGTTTTCTAGCTCCATATAAACCTTGTCTTAATTTTTCATATGTATCAAAATCTAATCCTTTTTCTTCTGCTTTAATAATTAATTTATTTTCTGTATCTAAACTTTTTCTTCTATAATCAAGAGCTTTTGTTTTTCTTCTAGGATCTAATGAATCAACAAATTCTAAACTTAATTTATTTAATTTTTTTTCATTTTCCAATGAATTTATTCCGGATGCTCTTAATTTATCTATTTCGTCACTTATGTTAGCACTTCTTTCATCAATAGGTAATCCTCCTAATGTTCTGGGTTCTTCTACAGTTTTAACAGGTTCTGTTGGAGTAGTTACTTCTCCTGCTTTAGGTTTTTTAATTTTTAATTCTTGATTTGTTTTATTAATTATATCAAATATTTTTTTACCACTTCCTGCTTTAAAACCAATTCTTCCACCACCAGCATATCCGTTTTTAGGTGGTTCCATACCTGTTAAATAATCAAGACCCATGGCTCCACCATCTGCTGCTACCATTCTTGAAAAATTTTGCATATTTTCTGGAACAGGGCCTGTGTAAGGTTCGCCGTTAGGTTTTACAAATCCAACTACACCACCACCAAATTTTATTTTATCTCCTTGAGGAGAAATAAAAGATAATCCTTCAATAACAGGTGTAGGTATAGATACGGGTAATCCTGTTGCAGGGGTAAGTGACATAGGGTTATTAATAAGGTCTCTATATCTATTTTCTAAATCGCTTTGCACAGGCTTTGATGCATTTAAATATTCTCTATAACGATTTACCACCTCGTCTTCTGGACGAACTACAGCAGGCTTTGCATCTAATGTTATTGATGGTGCTGAAGGTTTTGTTACAGCTTTTACAAGATTTGTTATAGATCCAACTATACTACCTATTCCGAATTTTTCTCTTGTTGTATCTTCAGGTCCCATGCCTGTTAAATAATCAAGACCGACAGAACCTCCTCCTGCTTTCTTCTCTGGTTCAGTTGGTTTTTTTCTAAATTGAATAATTTCTGCTTGTGGTGCTTCTTCTACTTTAGAAGATATTCCTTTTTCTTCTAATGCTTTTGCAATATCTTCATTTCTTTTTTGTATTTTTTGAAATTCTTCATAACCTATTGCAGTGCCACCTTCTTCGTCGGATAATCTTAATTTATCTTGGTTTGCATTATACTCATCTATTAAATCATCTATGCTTGTCCTTTTAGTCGCTTCTGCTTTAAAGTCAGATACTTTAGCTGGTTTATTAATTCCAAATTCTTGTTCTGCTTTTCTTCCTTCTTCTATTGATACAGATCCCGGTAATCTATTTTCATCTGGTTCAAATTTAAATTTAGATCTTGCTAATTTTTCTGCTTCCATTTCTGTTTTTAAACCTCTAAAATTTGGAATCAAACTATCTAATTGTTCCAAAGCTCCTTCACCATAAATCTGTCTAAATGGATCTAAAGGTTCTCCCATATTGATTGCTTCTGAAACAGTTATGTTTTTAATTTTTCCTGCCTTAATATCATTAATTAAAATTTGTCTTGCTGCTGCTCTAACTAAACCTTCATCGTTTAATCTTGACATAGATTGTTGTGATGCTCTAAGATCATTTAATACATCTGTAAGAGTTGCTTTTTCTCCAGTTACTTTTTCTAATTCTTTACCTTTTTGTTTTAGCTCTTCAACTTTTGATTCAAGCGCTGTAATACCTGAAGAAACATTTTCTTTTTGTATTAAACCAGAGTCCTCAAGTTTGTTTTTTAATCTTCTTAAATTTCCTTCAAATATTAATCTTTCTGCATCATTCATTTTTGCAACTTCAGGAATAAGTTGTTTCATTTCTTCATATGCATTTTGTGCAGCTGCATCAGATGCTGCTTCTATATTTAATTCTTTTGAAAGGTATTTTTGAAGTTTACCACTTGGAAGACGAATAACATTTGTTCTAGTTCCTATTGTGCTAGATATTGCTTTTGGTCCATATAATGCTTTAATTAAATCTAAAAAACTTTTCATATTAATAATACGTTTTGTTATTTCGGAATATAGGTTCATCCTTATAATCTTCCGGATGATCTATAAAACCACCTTGTCTAAAACGCATAACTGCTTGTGTCATTGAATCCACAAGATCGTCATGATCACCATAAGGAAATGCAGCACATTCTTCAATTACTTCTTGTGCAAAATCTTTATCTGTCGGTGCCCATATTTGGCCCGATTCAAATAAAGGTGCAACAGCATTGACTCTGGAATGCTTATCATTACCCCTAGATGGGGTATAGTTTATAACAGGGATACCCATTTTACGCAATTCATATGTTAATGGAAGACCTGATGCTTTAGCTTCTACAAGTACAGATTCTGGTTGCCAATACTGATATTGTTGATATGCTATCCTTCGAAGCTCAGGAAATTCAAATCTATCTTTTATAGCATCTAGCAAAATAAGTTGTGGTCCTGAGTCTTCATTATTATAGAAAACTCCCCAAGTTGTTATTGCTGAATAATCGGCTGTTTCTTTTTTCATAAACGCCGTATCATAACTTTGAATCACATGTTGTAATGGTGGAATATATTCCTTGTCCCATTTCTGCCACCACTCTCGTTTTATAATTGCACCTTCTTCTGATGTTGGATTTTGCATCCACTGTGCATTCCACTTTTGTAAACTGATTGAAGATTTAACACCTTCTAATTCTTCTAACTTCCAAAACTCTGGCCATACAGGTTTACCACTTGGAAGGATTGCAGGAAATTCTATGAGTTCCCATTTATCTGCCTTCGCGTCTCCCGTTGCTCGCTGCAAGGCGCCTGTCAAATCTTTTGTATTCCATCTTGTCATAACCATAACAATGGCTCCACCAGGTTGAAGTCGCTGACGTGGTCCTGATGTATACCATTCATAAGCACGTTCTAATGCATCTATGTTCATTGCATCTTGTTCAGAATGTGGATCATCTATGATAAGCAAATCTGCACCTCGACCAGTAATAGCAGATCCAACACCGGCAGCATAATACTCACCACCTTGTTCTGTTTCCCATTTACCAGCGGCTTGAGAATCCTCTCGAAGACGTGTTGGAAATATTTCTTTGTACTCAGAACTATCCATTAGTGTCTTAGCTTTACGGCCAAATCGTACAGCAAGTTCTGTAGTGTGAGTTGATTGAATGATTTTTAATTTAGGTCGTCTTCCTATCATCCATGCTGGCAGCAAGAAGCTGGCGAACTCGGACTTTGTATGCCTTGGTGGCATATTGATAATTAATCTTTTTATTTTACCATTAGCCAAATCATTAAATTTTTCTGCAATTTTTTTATGATGTGATCCTTCTATAAATTCAGGCCAAACTCTTTTAACAAACGACATGAAATCTGTTTGTGCTTTTTCTATGCCACGTTTTTGTTTTGCTAATGTTCCAGCTTCAAGGAATTCTTTTTGAATGTCCGGTGGTAGTAAATTAAATTTTTCTAATGTTAGTTTCATAAAAATTTTCTGCAAAATTTTTTAGGATTAATTTTGGAACCTTTAAAGTATTTATACCTTATAAATGAGTAAATCAAGCAATACACGGTTAAGTTGAGGGACCCCTTTTTAATAAGGGGGATCGATGTTTACAGAAGCAAAGTAAATGCCAAGTGGCTTGGGACCTCTACGTCCCCGCCACTAGATGCTTGCACCTAGTAGCTAGAGGCTATCTGCTAGACTCAGTCTAGTAGTGTATAATATTCGTTAGGAAAATGTTTAGAGAACCAACTCAATCCCTTCTGCATAAGATCATAATCTTCGGTAACTTCTGCACCTTTAATCATATCATACACAGCTACAGCGAACCAAGGTAGTGATGCAATCGCACCGCTAAACATATTGGGTACATCTATTAGTTTTTCTTTTGGATCAAGGTTTAGATTAACATCAAAGGGTATTCTATACTCTTTGCCTTGCCAGTTTATTACATGTAGTGGTTTAGTCATGTTATACCTTTCTATTTGTTATGTTGTTATTATATCTTCGATTGCATTACTGTTCAATAACTTTATAGTTGTATCTACATAAGTACCTCTCCAATTCTCTACAGTTTCCTTTTCAACTACTATTGGAGTTTCTTGTGGTTTAGTATTTATTCCAACTACATTCATTAACTGTGTCATATGTTTAGCTAACCAATTTTGCATACATCGCTCATCGCAAAAATATCGTTCCCATATGTAACCCCAAGAATGACTAGTCATATCATATCTTGCGGCACGAGTTCGCAAAACCTTAGAGCCTTTTGGTCCTCTTATTCTGGACTGAGTTTTATATGTGTGACACTCAGGTCCTTGGCAAATATGTCTATTCATTTTTAATTATCCTTTCTTTCAACTATTGTTATGTCGCCTGTTGCTGTTGTATATCTATCTGCGTCTAAATCATAAAATGTAAATAGCT